AGTCCCTCCTACCACATTTGTGGTATCTAGTGGTTAACTAGACCTTTACAACCGATTTGTTGATTATTTATAAGAACTTAAATCAACAGTGCTTAGAGCATAAGCTAAAGCATTAGATTCACGAATCATATCAGCTAATTGTGCGGCTTCTTCACCGCTAATCAACTGCAATAATTCTAGAACTCTAATACCAGCCCATACTTTCAGCCGATGGTTCTGAACACCGACATGAATTTCGTCATATCCATCCAGAGTACCTGTTTGACCATACATAGCGTCAGCGATTCTCTGCTTAGCATATGTAATAGTCCGTTGTCCAGCACCGGCAGAAGCGATAGAAGACAACATCGCAACCAACCGCAACACAGATTGAATCTCACGTCCTTTGTAAGCTTCTTTGACTAACTCATCTTTCGAGTTTTTCGCCTTAGAAACTACAAATTTGTAATCATCCATCATCGATTTGAGTGCTATACGAACAAGAGCTTTAGTGTCGTATTGATTCATAAATCGAACTTCATTACGACGCGCACCCAATGAAAGCATTTCATGCTCGTCTATAGATACTTTGTAGCGCTTATTACGCAACGTAATCTCAAACGGTGCTTGTAGCGACAACTTAGACGAGTACTTGTGCCATTTCCACAGATGAATCGCACCTTCATGATCTGACAACCGTGGATAGTTAACAGATAAAGATGTTGCTGGAGTGAAATCTTGTAGGTACGCTATCACCTCCAAAGGCTCAGTGGTTTCGACTTCACCGTGCAACAAGGCCGAAAGACCACGCTGACGAGTGAAGGTAGTGCGAATAGACCATAGGATATACAACGGACCCATGGTAGCATTCTCACCATCTCTAACAACCGATTTAATTTCACCAATTGACACACGCGAACCCCGTGCAACAGCTAAATGCATAAGACTACTATAGTAGTCGAATTTAATGCTTTTAAGCTCGGAACGTGTAATGCCAATCTTCTTGAGTTCAGCATCTGTTGGTTCTGTCGCCCCAAAGATATACGGCTCTAGAGCATTAAGATACTGCACCTCAAGTTGAGCTTCGCGAACCTCTAAAGATGGAAACCCAATATGAATTTCCAGCGGATCGCTCGCTCGTTTGGTTTGATCCTGCATATTGTAGGAATCAACTCTAACATCAATCGCATCGCTTAATGACACAACTTTTTGAATAGGTCCCAGCGCATTTGCTAACGCCGCACTCGCAGTCGGCATATCAAGTAAAAATCTACCTGTACCATTTAGAGTTTGACGAATAGGCATAAACGCCTCTACATGATCTTGAACTTTCCAATCTTCATATAGAAAGATATGACCAGGTTCACCATTATGGTCACGTGATGACTTCATCCCATAAAAATCAACAGCGTCACTTAACGGACGTATGTCATAGGGCGAAATCAAAGACACAGTTTCAGAGAATAACTGAAACACAAACGATGTCATTTCTTCGTCAGTGAACGAAACTTTGTTTGCCATCGGATGATGTGCTACCATATCCTGAGTGGCTAGAAACAAGGCTAGATTGCTCTGAAACTCCGACATGAAAGGGGAATTTAGAACACGCTCTTTCGGCATCAGCTCTGTGGGTGTCATTGGTGACCACACCCGATGTAACGTAGCCAATACAGAGTTGACGATATCGTGTGAAGCATAACTACCTTTAGATGCCTCATACGCTCCAACAAACGCATTTTGAATATGTTGCGCCAAAATTGACGGAGAAATAGCTCCTCCATCACGATTGCTGGAATTATTCAGTGTCTTTGAAACAAGTGACAAATCAGCTGAACCAAGTTGAGTACTAATAAAAGTTACATCACGTAACTCCATGATGTCTATCAAATCATCATAAGCAGGAAACAAGTTTCCAGGACGCATACGGTGAATGTGTGGAGCATCATTAGACACAAGACCTACTTGAGCAACCATCGCGATCAACGCATCTGCAGCGATATGTAATAGCACTTCATCTACACGTGATACAACACCTGGGAACATAATTCCCATCATGTGATCGATGAACGCTGAAGCAGGCAATTTAGGAATGTTATTTGCCCTAATTGGACGTTCGCTACTACCTAACGCTAATGCAACAATTCGACGAATAATTTCAGGCTCATATGATAGACGATATACTAATTGTTTGTAACTATCGACTAACTCAGATACTGGAACACCTTCATCCTTAGATAACTGAAGAATAATACGAGAATGGTTGATGGGCTCAACTTTACCCGTACCTACTTCTACCAGGATTTCACCTGTACGTGAGGCTTGGAACGTACGACTAAACACAGTAGGTCTGAATTGACCTTCACTGACAAGAGGTTTCTTCTCTGCTTTGTCGGTGACAAATTGTTGCTGAGAGAGACCTGGAGCGTCAGTGAATTGTTTATTAAGAATGATTGACATAATTATTTCCTATATTTAATCCAGCAATTTTTGATGCTGAGATTCGTTTAATGAAAGTGGTCAAATGGGCGACCAAAAGTGATGTAGCGGGTGAAGATAACAAGGGAAATTCTTGCGCAACAAATCTTGCAGCAGCACGAGATGTATGTATATCCATCAAGTTATTTGCAGCTATAAGATCATTAATCACACAATGCAATTTTGCTCGAAGAATCGGATCACTAGCCATATTATTTATATGTTTAGTAACGAAACGTCGGACATTATCAGTTGTAGTTCCCATCTCAATCGCTAACCATGTTAGAGACCGCTCATCGAGCGGAGCGAGAATGAGATCCATTAGAATTGAACCTTGCCACCCACACGTGGTTTAGAATCCTCATCATCTATATCGGATCTAAAAACACGAGGTGTAGTCCCAGTTTGCTCAATTTCTTCCGGTAAATCAACTGGTCGATTAGGACCAATTGTTTGACGTGAGTCACTGAAGTCATCGTCCCAATTGCGACCTTCATCAATTACTCGACCTGTGCTCAACCGGTAAGTAGCGCTTTTAACACGATAGTTCTCGATATACACAGCACCTGTGACACTAGCAGCCAACATATCGAAGATTGCGTCTACACGATTAGGATCCATTGGATTAACAGTCGCCATTATATGAACGCCGAAGTTAGCTACAATGTTGTTGACTGTAGTCATGAAGTCGAATACACCGGAACTCATACCACCTGTCATAGCAGCACCTTCGATCCCATACACCAGAGATTTAAAACTATCGATTGCAACAGTCTGCCCTAGCACGGACAATACTACAGCAACAGTAACAGCATTGGTAACAGAAGTAGCTTGATATACTTCGTCCGCTGCATCCACGTGTTCCATTGGTTCGTTTAACCGAATCAACACATCTAATTTCATTTCTTCACGTAGATAAGTAGTTTTACCCGATCCACGTCTACCAATAACGACTGATAGACCTGGAAGAATGTCGGTTTTTGGCCAGACAAGCTTTTCAGATTCACTGAAATCAGCAAGAGCATATACAGATGGGATCATTGCATGATCATCATCTTCTTTCTTCACTTTGGTGAATGCATCTAATGTTTGAAGATCTCCAACCGTCAGATCCACGCTACCATCCGCTTTGACATAGTCTTCAACTGCATCCAAAACGATTTTTGGGTCGAAGGTATAACGGGTCTTACTTAATAAGAAAGTAGGAAATTTGCTTTCAGCGAATAAAGAACGTAATACAGGTAACAAATCTGTACGTAGAACGCTCACGGTGTTTTCTGAACTAGCCAAAATGGCAGGTAGAATCACCTTCTCGTTTAATTTTTTCATATTAACCTCGTACTATTGAATTGAAATATGGTTCTATCTCTTCAAGAGACAGACCCTGATAAAGGAAGTCAAACACTTCTGGTGAAACATCCGACTCTTGGAATTTATACTCCATCTTTGTTGGATCGTTTAAAACCTCAAGATCAATACTAGTTAAGTTCTTCGCTCCGACTTGTTTAAATTCTTCTACATATCGTTGAAGATTAACTTTATCAGTTTGAAGTTGTTTAAACTTTCTTGAGTAGAAAGATTCATGATATACATCATACCACTCTTTTTCTATTAACTCCATCACATCTCCATATAAAGGACATGAAGCGTAAACTTGAGCTAGAGTTTCCCAAGCCAATCCTGGAAAAGGTCTCTTAACTTTTGAACGATCCCGGACACCACTTTGCACACCATACTCTGGTGAGAATAAGTTGGTAACCAATGATTGGATGTTCCCAATCAGATTGAGTTTACTTCCATCTTTATTAGACGGATAGTACAAAATACTGCCAAGAAAGGCACCACCATGCTCGTAGGAGACTTTCATATAAGGAGAAATTTGCTCCCCTTTCTTCATCTTCTCCATCAAAGCATTAGCCTTTCCTATTAAAGCCGTATCTTTCCATCCTAATAAAGCATCGTCAGATTTGTCTTTAATGACAATAGGCAATGTGCCCTGTAAATATTGCATAAGGACACGTTTGGCAGACTCCGGTTTTTGTAGCGATTTAATCAATTGTGGATAAGTATGTTCTACTTGAATCATGAAATAAATCCACAACATGCCTACAGTTCCAAAGATATCTGTGAACGAATTCCCAGATGTTAACCCTCCGTGTTGATCGGGTTGCCGTGGATCACCTATAAGCAAGTTTTCCTGTCCAGGACCGACATCGGTAACGTATCGAGGCAATAAATTGCATACCTCGAATAACTCCACCCATCTCTCATCAAAATTCATATCTTTTAGCTTATCACCCATCGTTTTAATAATGAATGTTGGCCAAAACCAATCATGATTAGACACATCGGCTGCGATAGTAAATTTCCAGTCTCGCAGATCATCCTGAATTGAAGCACGTGTCGTATGATGCGTGGAGTAAGAGAACACATCATAGATACGTTTTCTCACTGACTGGGCAATTGGTGCCAACGCGGCATTCAACGCCCACGGCCCACCCATCGCGGTCCGGTTTCTTTCACGAGCAAAACCCTTCGGAACATAGAAGTCTACGTTATCAAAGTGTTTATTTGCAGGTTTGAAGGTCCCACGACGTCCACCAGAAATAGCGAACTCGAGATCGGCAACAGGCCGGTCTTTGAAAGTCCACTCCTGAGTTTTTGGATCATAGGATATACCATCAGTTGACTGACGTCTATATACACAATAGACAGCGCCTCCCATATAGTATTGTTCCCATGCTCCCAAATAGTCTTGATTTTGCATCATCTTTCCAGCGGACAGAGCTGAATCGAGTGAAAACTTCGCAAACTCAACACGTTTAGACATGTTAGTTTCAAAGAATGGAAAACAAGAAGATGACCCCTTTCGCATTTTCATCCGAACTGGCTCCAAGTCTTCAAAGAACAATTCTGTTATAGCTTCTAGCACGTTCTTGTGCCATGGCTCAACAAACTCGTTCACTAACCCTTCTTTTGCACGCAACAGCCTGTTATCCGCAAGCGGGTAAGTGGCATTGATCATAGGATACCCATTGACATGACGCATTCCATTAAAATCAGAACGTAATCCATTTCCATAGACTCGTCCTTCTTCGTCAACGTCGGGTACCCATTTCATAGCGGCACGAGAGAAGTTATCTTTGAAACGTAGAAAATCCCGATCATTCGAGAAGATATTGTAATCCACTTCGATCGGTCCTTCTCGGTATTCCTTTACCTGATTTCGTTTTGCCTTAGTAGACAGAAAAAGCATATCACAAATTGGATCACCTTTCCTATATATAGGCGCGTCCTTTGATTGACCAGCCATTAAGGCAGGTCCTCAACGTCGGTAATGACGTCTTCATCGGACACCAGTTCTTTATTCTGAACTTGGTTATTTCTCCATTCACGTAATGAAGATCTGGTCGAATTATCTTCGGCCATGGTGCCACGATCTCGTTTCTCAAGATCTTCTACAGAATGAGAAACTACCCCTGATTTAGATAATTTATCTCTTAACTCTGTAAAATCAACAACGTGATACGCTGTTGCGGCGATGTTCCAATCACTGGAATACACCAATCCTGGGACAGACAAAACAACTGAAGGCATTTCCGCTAACAGTTGTGACGCATTACGATTCAGTATCAACAAAATTTCTGTCGATACAGCAAATACAGCATGTGAATACTCATGAGCTTCCAGAATGAGATCACGTACCGTGACTGGAGTACTTAAATGTAGTCCAGACTTCTGAGTAATTTCAGCTAATTCATCGAGACTACCTGTCGTTGGTACAAAATAATGTGGCATAGTACACTCCTATTTAAAAGTTGAACACGTACCAGAAGCTATAAGCTTCTCATAATCGCATGTTCTAAAATTTGAGCTAGCAATAAGCCAACTCATCGGATAGTAAACGTCGGGAACACCTTCTAAAGACACTGTCTCGTCAGGTGACAACACAGATTCTGAAGCTGTAGCGAGTTCGATTTCGTCAATCACTACGATCAACCGATCATTACGTGCGTGATGATCAGAAAAATGAACTTGTTCAACAACGTTATCTCGACTCACTCTGACAAAAGAGCAACCCATTTTCAAAGCAACTACATCAACCACCTCCAACGAGGTAGTGTCTGGTAGTAGATACACTTTAGGTTCGGGTTGTTGAGAGCAGATGTCTTGTTTTGTCAATAAGACATGCCCAACGTCGCACAGACCAAAAGGCCTCTCCCGACATTGTTCACACTCATCAAGATGATTGTGAAATTTATCAATTTTTTGCATTTTTACACTCCTAACTATATGAAAGAAGTTGTTGTCTTCGCGACAATAATGAGGGACGCGTACGTCTTAACACACTAGAGTAGGAACACTACTACGGCTAGCACCGCTCTGGATCCGTAGATACCATAAACTGGGTGAACATAGGAACACTATGTTATTCATCCTCGTCGTAACGAAGATTATCAAACTCCCCTCAAGAGCCCCAGTAGAAAAT